TATGGCTAGAGCAAGTGTATTAGAACCAAATAGTGGTAATTTCGGTGGTGTAAGTCAAGATGTTGTTTTCTTACCAAATGCAGCAGCTATAACATTAGCAAAAAGTGATAGTGGCAAAATTCATGTTTGCCCTGACTTTTCAGCAGATGCAACAATTTCTCTTCCTTCTGAAGAAAGAGGGCTTGCATATGAGCTATGGTATGGTGGTACTGCAGCAGATGCACAAGATTGGATAATAACAAGTGGAGATGACACTAATTTTTTTATTGGTGGTTTAGTCCAGCATGATACTGATGACGGTGGTGATGATACCAAAGTCGTAGATAGTGATAATGATAGTAATTCAAAACTTTCTATCTTAACACCTATCGCAGGTACTTATGTAAAACTAGTCTGTGATGGCGTTAATTGGTATGTTAATGGATCTGTGATTTCAGCAACTGATACAGCAATAGTTTTTGCTGACCAATCATAAATAATCCGAATAAATAAGGATTACACCTTTGGGTAGGTGGGGGATAATCAATAAAAGGTTATCCCCAATAACCCTAAGATTTTAGTAAATTAACTTAAAGAAAAGTTAGGAAAAATAATGAGTATACATAAATATACAAGCATGGAATCATCAAACTTGCAATTGTTTCAAGCTGGATTTGATGTTATAGGAGAGCATAATAGTAATACACAATCACCTGAATCAGGTAATGTGTTTATAGCATTGCAATGTGTTGGTGCAGTTACTCCTGGAACAACAGCTTTTGAATCTCAGTTTGTGCAAATACAATCTGCAACATCTCAAATAGGTGATGACCTAGGTGCTGTTTTTTTAAGACCAGGTGATGTTATTTTTGGTAGATTTACAGGAGTTGTAAATCACACTAATTCTAATGCCACTTTGCTAGGATATAGAGGACCTGCATGAAAAAGTCTGTAAAAGCTCCAAAAGGTTTTCATTGGATGAAGTCAGGTAAGACTGGATATAAACTTATGAAGAATCCTAAAACAGGATTTAAAAAACATAAGGGTGCTAGTTTAATGGCTAAGTTTGATATTCAAATGGTTCATAAGAAGAAGTAATGGCAACATTTGAAGCACAAGTAGAAGCATTGACTACTATTAGTATAGATGGTTCATCAAACCCTAATCAAACACAGTTAACACAATTTTTAACTGATGGTGCAAAAGAGGTTTTAAATGCTTTACCTATTAACATTCAAAGAAAGTATGGAACTACAAATACTTTGAATAATTCATCAACAACTTTAACATTGGGTACAAGCAAAATATTATCTGTTACAAGGTCTGATGGCACTATACAACAACCTGCAAGGCAAGTAGATCCAAGGTTAAGAGGAAGGATATCTGATAGTTCAGAGGTTATTTTTGCAACAGCTACTGACCCAGCATATTATATTCATAATGGAGTCGTAGTGATTTATCCAACACCTACTGCAACTAAAACAGCAGATGTAGAAACTTTAAATTTTCCTAGTGTTGCATTTGGTGATAGTGCTATTACAAAATTTCCTGATGATGCAGAATATTTAGTTGTTATATATGCTGCTATAAAATCTTTACAAGCTGCATTGTCAGCTTATCAAAGCAAAATACCTGTTCATTCTGACCAAGATGGAACTTTTACATCTTCAAATACAAGTTCACAAGGATGGGAAAAAGTAAGATTTTTATTAGAGTCTGAAGAGGATACAGAATTGTCTTCAGCAACGGTACAATCTTTGTCAAGTGAAATGCAACAATTTGTACAAGAGTATAATTTTTATCAAGCTCAGCAACAAAAGTTGCAAGCTGATTATGACAAAGGTATACAATTATTATTGGATGGTGCATAATGGGAGCATTTACAACTACAAATTTAGGCACAGGTTCAGGTAGTGCTCAAACTACATCTTGGACTTTAACTGTAGCAGGTACAGGTTCTTCAAGTGCACAAACAACTTCTTGGAGTTCTGTTCAATTAACAACAACTACAGATTTTGGTTTTGTTGGAAACAAATGGGAAGAAGCAGGACCTTTGTTATTAGGTGGAGGGTATTGGGAGTCTTCAGAAATAAATTGGGAGGATTTTGATTAATGGCTTCAAGAAGGTTGACAGTAAAACAAATAATTAGTAGAATTAGACAAATTTTTCCTAATGCACCAGAACAATATATTATGACATTAATTAATGATGCTTTAATAGAAGCTGGTATGTATAGAACAAAAGTAGAGTATGCAAAAGCATCTTCAGTAGCAGATCAAATGTTTTATGATTTGTCAGATACAGGTTCTGGTATAGAAGTAAACAAAGTTTTTAGAGTGGATTTTATGGATTCAGATGGTAATTACATAAAGATTCCAAGGTTAATTGAAAATGAAATATTAAAAATGGATTTAACATAATGGCAAGCACAAAAAATAGACCACAAGAATCAGTAGCATATTTTATAGTTGGAGATAAACTTGCAGTAGTAACTACAGATGGTGGAGATTCCTCTACAGTTCATAATAGAAAAGGTGATTTTAAAGCTATAGATGAATCTGTTAGTGATGGTATATTAATACATTATTACGGAGAACCTGATTCTGTATCAGCAGTAACTGATAATTTAGATATAGAAAATTCTTTACAACCTGCTATTGTTGATTTTGTTAAATCAAAGTTATACATGGATAAAGCAGGAACAGAACCAGCAACATCTCAAGTGTCTTTAGGTTTAGCACAGTTTCACGAAAAAGCATTTACAGATGCATTGAGAAAACATGGTGTTAGAAAGAGAAGTAAGATTGGTGGAGCAAGAGTTATAAGAACATTTGATTTTAATATAGACTAATGGCAGATTTAACTGGAAGCACAATAGCAAGTACCTATAAAGACTTATTACAAGTCTCTAATTCTAATTCTGGTATAGATTCTACACTAAGAGTTATAGAAGATGGAGAAGGTACAGAATCTATACTTTCAATAAGTTCATCTGCTGCAAAAATAAGTAGCAGTTCTCAATTACAATTTAGAGATTCAGCAATACATATCAGTTCAGATGCAGACGGATATTTAAATGTCCAAGCTGATACTGGTGTTAATATAAATATTGGTGGTACAGATGAGTTAGCTGTAACTGCAACTACATCTACATTTGGAACTAATTTAGTTATACCTGATAGTGGTACTATAGGAAATGCATCTGATACAGATCTGTTAACTTTTACTTCAGGTGTTCTAACAGTTGCAGGAGAGTTAGATGCAACAACACTTGACATTTCAGGAAATGCTGACATAGACGGAACATTAGAAGCAGATGCTATAACTGTGGATGGAGTAGCATTAGCAACATTTATTAGAGATACAGTTGGTACAAATATGCTTTCAAGCAATACTGAAAGTGGTATTACTGTTACATATGATACATCAAATGATAATATTGATTTTTCAATAGATGCAGCTCAAACAACTATTACATCATTGCTAGCAACAGATATAAAAATTGGTGAGGATGACCAAACTAAAATAGACTTTGAGACAGCAGATGAGATACACTTTTATGCAGCAAATGTAGAGCAAGTATACTTAGGTGATAACATCTTTGGTCCACAGTCTGATAGTGATGTAGACTTAGGAAGCAATTCTGTTAGGTGGAAAGATGCATACATAGATACAATAACAACTACAGGTACTATTACATATGGTTCATTAAGTGATGGTGCAATAACAATCACAGCTTTTATTGATGAAGATGATATGAGTACAAATTCAGCAACATTAGTTCCAACACAACAATCCGTAAAGGCATATGTTGATGCACAAGTTACAGCACAAGACTTAGATGCAACAACAGATTCTGGAACAATAGCAATAGACTTAGATTCAGAAACACTTACTATTGCAGGTGGTGAGGGAATTGATACATCTGCATCTAGCAATACAATTACAATCGCAGGTGAAGATGCTACCACTTCTAATAAGGGTGTTGCAAGTTTTTCAAGTGATAACTTTGCAGTTAGTTCTGGTGCAGTTACTATTAAAGATAATGGTGTTATTTTAGCAACAGAAACTACTGGTGATTATGTTCAAAATATAACAGGTGGAACAGGCATTGATTCAACAGGAGCAACTTCTGGTGAAAATATAGCACACACATTAAGTATCGACTTAAATGAATTAACAACAGAAACAACCATTGCTGATGCTGATTTTATTGCTATGGTTGATGCTACTGATAGTGCGTCAGGTAAAATAACTTTTGAAAATTTAGAGGATGCAATATTTGCTAGTGTAAGTGGTGATATAGCTATCGCAGAGGATGGAGTAGCAACAATTCAAGCTAATTCAATAGCTTTAGCAACGGACACTACAGGAAATTTTGTAGCAACTGTTGCTGATTCAGGGACTGGTGGAATAACAGTAGCTAATTCAGGTTCTGAAAATGCAGGAGTTACTTTAGAGTTTGATATAAATGGTTTAACAGCAGCAGCAATAGCAAGTGGTGACCAAATAGCTTTTTCTGATGAAGGGACTGCAGGAGACCCATCCAAAAAAGAATCTATAGATGATGTAGCAACTTTGTTTGCAGGCTCAGGATTGACAGCTTCGAGTGCAGTTATTGGAATTGATGCAGCACAAACAGGAATCACATCTTTACTTGCTGCAGATATAGTAATTGGTGAAGATGCTGAAACTAAAATTGATTTTGAAACTGCAAATGAAATTCACTTTGATACTGATAATGCAGAAAGAATGAGAATTGGCTCAACAGGTTCTGTATTAATAGGAACTACAACAGATGTAGCTGAGTCTGTGCTTAACGGAGCTTTAAAACTTGGTATTAGTGTTAATATAGGTACTGGAATAAAACAACTAACTGTAGGTTCGTCAGCTACTACAATATTTGATTTAAGTGATTTTGCCCCATCCGACTCATCAGGAGATGGACTATATATGTTTTCTATTGTAAGAACTGGTGGTAGTTATTCTTCAAGATTTACTGGAATCATAGGTGTGGATAATGGCAGTATTGCACTTGTAGAAACAATAGAAAATAACGGTGCAACAGTTACGGTTAGTTCAATGTTATTAAAAGCAACATTTGGAAGTTCTGTTAGTTGTATAGCAACACTACAACCTTTAGCTGTAGGAGGAATATAGTATGGCAATAACTAAGCAAAATGCTTGTGATTATATTACAGCAAAAAGCCAAAGAAGGTTTGCTTATAAAAAAGAAGCAGACTCTTTAATGGCAAGTTATATAGCAGAAGAAATAGAAAAATCAGTTTGGCTTAACAAAAAAACTGAAATTAAAAATAGGTTTCCATACCCAGACGGGTGTACAACTGCTGATTTAGAGCAATATTGTAAAGATAATAATTTAGGATAAATATGAAAAAATTAATATTTATAACATTAATACTTTTTGGTTGTAATGAAATAGGTAATATGGATATACAAGACCAACATGGCGAAAAACATTTTTACAATAGAATACTACACTTTAATGAAGACTCTACAATGCTTTGGTGTTACAACCATGAAGAGTTTGAGGTAGTAAAAAAAGATACCAATAGAACCAAGTATAAAGATTGGAATGATATAGCAAGTGATTGGATATTGTACTAATGGCAAAGATTCAAGAAAGTTCTGGAGTAAGTTTTTCACTTAGTTTTCTTATTCAAGTTTTGTCAGCCATTGTGCTCGGAGTTTGGGGATACAGTCAGTTGGATTCCAGAATTAGTTTTTTAGAAACAACAACAAGTAATAACTCTATGCACATAGAAAAAATACAAGCAGATATGTTGGCAAACCAAGATGCTCCTATCAGCTCAGACCATATTCAAAATACTTCAATTAGATTTTTAGAAACAATGGTTGCACAACACGAATCAGAAATAATAAAACTGCAAGACAAAGTGTATCAATTAAATAGAATAATAAGCATGAAACAATGATAGGCGAATTAATATCAATATTAAATGAGATGATGTATGGGAAAAAAGAAAGATTCTAGGTTGAAAAAAGCTGGAGTTACAGGTTATAATAAACCTAAAAGAACTCCTAATCATCCAACAAAAAGTCATATTGTAGTAGCAAAAGTTGGAGATAAAATTAAAACAATAAGATTTGGACAGCAAGGTGTAAGAGGTGCAGGTAAAAACCCTAAAACTAAAAAAGACAAAGCAAGAAGAAAATCTTATTATGCAAGACATAATGCACAAGATCCAAATCCATCTAAGTTGTCAGCAAGATTTTGGTCTCATAAAGTAAAATGGTAAAGGAGTAATTATGCCACCTAAGAAAAAAAGAAAACCAGCAAAAAAGAAAACTTCAGGGGCTAAAGGTTTAGCAGCAAAAGCTAAAAGTTCTGGAATATCATTAGGCACATTAAAAAAAGTTTATAAAAGAGGGCAAGCAGCCTACCTTTCAAGTGGTTCAAGGAATGTTCCTATGGCTGCATGGGCAATGGGAAGGGTAAATTCTTTTATTAGGGGTAGTAGAAAACATGATACTGACTTGAGGAGGGGTGGTGCGAAAAAGAAAAAGAAAAAGTAAAGACCCAAAAGTTGGTACAGGTAAAAAACCAAAAGGTTCTGGAAGAAGATTATATACGGATGAAAATCCAAAAGATACGGTAAGAATTAAATTTGCTACACCAGAAGATGCTAGAGCAACTGTTGCAAAGGTAAAAAGAATTAGAAAACCTTTTGCTAGAAAAATACAAATATTAACTGTATTAGAACAAAGAGCAAAAGTTGCAGGTAAAACTGCACAAGCTAAAATAGCTAAAGCAGGTAAAGAGTCAATAAGGAAAGCTAATGCCAAGAAAAAAAACAAAAAGTAAAAGAAAGCAACCATATAAATATGGTGTGCCAACTAAATATACTAAGGG